GTAGCTACTGTTAATGGAGAAGCAGTTCATGGGATTGATCCTAGAACTTTAAATGCTAATCCAGCAGATGTAGGATCAGCAGGTGATGAAGCTTTTGATACTCTTACGAGAGCAAGAGCTAACGGTCTAGCGTATAGCGCATCAATTGAGGGTGTGTATGGTAGAGCTAATGCTTCTTTTGACAGGGATCAGACTCTTTCTATAGGAGGAGAATGGGTTGAGCAAAAACTTGATACTAGGGACTTACTTGGAGGAGTAGTAGAGATTAAGACTACATTTGCTAATTTTTTAGATTATTGGCCTGAGTACAGCAAGATTGAAAGTGTAAGATCAAATGTGATTGAAGTTTACAATGCACTACCCTATAGAATAGGAGATAATGTGTTTGCCCAAGAGGGCACGATTGAGGCTACAATTCAATCTATTGAGGATAATGCACTCATCTATTTATCAAACGAGTTAGAAAGTGACACTAGTGTTGGTTCTGCATTATATATTGTAAATAATGAAAAAGATGGCGAATCTTATATAGAGGATACCTTTAAAATAGATCAATTAGAAGGACTGAGTGAATCTGTAGCATCATTTAACTTAATTTCTTGGTTACAATACTTTAAATTACAAACTCCTAAGAGAAAATTTTATAAAAATACGTGTCAATGGACGTATAAAGGAGAAGAGTGTCAATATCCTGGGCCGGGTGGTTTATCTATCCCTGGCACAAGTCTTACCTCTAATTCTAATCCCATTGCAGCTAATAACCAGACCGCTTCTAGTGCCTCTGGCGATGTTTGCGGTAAGTCTATAATATCTTGCCAAATTAGAAATAATCAACAACATTTTGGCGGCTTCCCTGCAACAGGCAGAACTGTTCCAATTCAATAGAGAATGATTTGACCGAAAATCAAAAAATTAAAGGTTGCATACTTCCTTGGCTGCATATATTCGGCGCTATAACTGGCGAGTATAGAGCATGCTGTCATGTGGAATTTTTAGATGACGAATCAACCGTATTAGGCAATCATAAGCAAACTTTAGATGAAGTCTGGAACGGAGAATCTTATCGCAACATCAGAAAGCGATTTTTAAAAGGAGATATCCCGGACGGCTGTAAGAAAGTATGTTATGATAGAGAAGTTCATGGAAATAGTATTAGCAATAGGCAACAAGTTAATAAGAGATTTAAGAAAAAAGCTTACTTACAAGATTTAACCAACGACGACGGTAGCCTGCCTAATAAACCCTCTTATTTAGATCTACGTTTCGGTAATCTGTGTAATTTTAAATGCAGAACCTGCGGTCCTTTTGCTTCGACAAGTTGGTACACAGACTGGCCCGATAACAAACTAAGTTCTGTGGTAGACTATTATTCTGATAACGAAGCTGTTTGGTCTAGCTTCCCAGAGTATTTATCTGAGTTAGAAGATGTTTATTTTGCTGGAGGAGAGCCTTTTGTACAAGAAGGTCACTACAAGTTACTACTTAAATTGATAGAACTAGATTATGCTAAAAATATAAATCTTCAATATAATACTAACCTAAGTTATACTAAGTTTAAGAAGTATGATCTTGAAGATATATGGAGTAATTTTAAGTCTGTAGATCTTTGGCCAAGTATAGATGGTTTCGGTACTAGGGCAGAATATACTAGAAAGGGGTTGTCTTGGAAAACTTTTGAAGCAAACGCGATTTATTTTAAGAAACACATTTCAACATTTAGTTGTGTAATTAGTTTGTATAGTATTACTTCAATGCCTGATTTAATTCTCTGGTGTAAGAAGAATGGGTTCAATTATTATGGTAATATACTTAATGGCCCAGAAATGTTTAATCTCAAGTGTTTACCTAAAGACTGTAAAAAACAAATAGTTGAACTTTATAAACGTTTTGTCATAAAAAATAAAAATATACTATCTCCTCATGATTTATCTCAGATAAAGAGTTGGCTGTCTTATATGAATGGGGGAGATTTTTCTGCGCTACTTCCCGAATTCAAACGTGAACAGACACGTTTAGACTTATTACGTAATGAGTCCTTTGAATCGACCTATCCAGAATATGCTTCATGGTACAAAAATATTTAAGTTTAAGACATGAGTACGGTAATGTAGACTGTATCAGGCTAATTAAAAATTTCTATAACCAAGAGTTAGATTTAGACTTTCCTCTTCCAGATTATCCTCCCTCAAGAAAATGGTTAAAGTTATACTCAACAGACTTTGTAGATAGTTGGGCAGAATCCTGCTTTAGAAAAGTTAATTTGACGGATGCTCAAAACTATGATGTAATAACCTTTAAGTCTAATAAAACTAATTTGATTATTCATTTTGGTTTATTCATGCAACCAACAAAAATGCTTCACATTGAGGAGGGGGGTTTCTCATGTATACAAACAATATCACCAGAATGGTGGCAGTGTATACACTCATTCTATCGACATGACAAAATGGTATGATAACTACGTAGGATTTCCTTTTAAACATTTAGGAGATGATCCTACTAAGGGTATTGACTGCGTTAATCTATTGCGATTAGTATTTAAACAAGAATTACAAATTCATGTCCCTCTTGCGTCTTATGATTTTTGCAATATAGTAGACGAAGACTGGTTTAATAAAACAAGCGATCAGTTTTTTGAAGAAGGCATTAAGACTAAACAAGATAATTTTGGATGGAATAAAGTTTTAATACCCAAACAATTTGATATATTATTAATGAGTGTCGGAAGCACTAATGTTACTAATCATTGCGCTATGTACGTAGGAGAAGGTAAAATTTTACAAACTATGTTTAATCGTGATAGCGCTGTATACCCGTACAAAACATGGTTTAAACAATATACTACAGGAATTTACAGATGGAAAGATTTGCCAAACTAAAAGAGGACATGAACAATCATGCTTTAAGAGACTACCCAAATGAGGCAGTCGGTATTATTACAAAAGATTTTAAATATGTTCCTTGCCAAAATATCAGCGACTATCCAAAAACAACTTTCTGGTTAGATCCTAAAGACTTGATAAAACATGATGAAAATATATGGGGCATATTTCACTCTCATCCAGGTGATGAAAATCCAATTCCAAGTAAGGATGATAAAATTGGAGCAGCTTTTCAAGAGTACAAATTTTTAGTTGGTTTCAATAATAAATTTTACATATACTGGTATAATGATCGTATAGACGCGCTTATGTTTGATAAGCTGGAGGAAAAACACTTTGTTAAGTAAGATTATTGTTCATTCTGCTTATAGCAAACTTTTTACGCAAAAGGTTTATGAAGTTGATGTCGTAAGATATGCTGATATACTAGTATATCTAACTTCTATGCACACAAAATTTCGTAACTATGTAAAAAGTGTTGATAGCGGTTTGATTGATGAAACTTATTGTCTACTCAACAAAGATAAAGAAATTATTACTCAAGACGACTTATTCATTAGACGAGTAAAAGAAGATGACTGTTTTTACGTTGTACCTAATTTTATGGGTGGTGGCGGAAAAAATGGTAAATTTCTTATGTTTGCGGCTATGATGGCTGCTGCGATTTACACAGGGGGTGCTAGTACTGCTGCAGGAGTTGGTAGTGCTGGTGCTGCAGGAGGCGCAGGTGCAATGGCTTCAGGTTCAGGAATTGTTCCTCATGTTGCGGGAGAGCTTGGTGCGGCTCAACTTGGTGCGTCAGGCTTTAGTTTAGGCTCTATGGGTACTACTTTAGCAGTTAACGCAGGGTTGGCTCTCGTAACTTCAATGTTTACTAAGAAACCTTCTGACATTAAGCGTACAGATCAAAACTCAAGACAAAATAATATGTTTGGCTCTCTCAAAAATACAATAGATAGCGGTACTCCTATAATGCTAAATTATGGACTATTCAGAGTGGCAGGTCACTTTGTTAGTGGGTATCTAGATACAACAGATCACGACGCAAGCGCGTCAATCACCGTACAAGAAAAGTTTGATACATGAAAAGAAACTTTGTTACTATTAATGAACAACAAGTTCCAATTATTAGAGGAGCTGGCGGCGGTGGCGGTGGCGGCAATGCGGGTGGTTATAATGAAGAACCTAACTCCCTATTCGCTACAGATATTCTGTTTGCGACAATAGCTTTAGGAGAAGGACCTCTTTACAGAATTAATCCTAACGGCCCTCAAGATATTGAAATAAGCGATTCTTCTATTGATGATCTTATCAACTTAGATGGCGATGGCAGCGAAAAAACAAGTGATTTTAAAACACTTAGTAACCCTGGTACAACTACACAAGCTCCTCTTAAAAAATTTGGTGATGAGTCTATAACTCCTCAAAATTTTGCTTCTCCTGTTAATCTTAAAAAAGGAAACATCGATGGAGTTCCTGAGAGCAGAGTAATTCTTCAGGATACTAGTGCGTTTTCATGGGATGCTATTAGATTTTTATTTGTATGTAATTCTTTATTCCAACAAGATGATCAAGGTAATGTGTCAGGACACTCTTTAACTGTTCAGGTGCAGATGTTTGATAGAGCAGGTCAACCTTTGGTATACCCCACAGGGCATTCAAAGGCTGGAGAGTTAATCTTAATTAAAAAAACAATCTCTGGTAAAACTAATGTTGCTTATAAGTTTGATATCACTGTGGAAATTCCAGATTCGCTACAAAGTACTGATGGTTATAAATTTTCAGTAGAAAAAAGCTCAAGTGAGAGTGGTGATTCAAGAATTAATTCTAACGTTCAGATCATCGGCTGGGCAGAAATAGAAAGAGCTCCGCAGTCTTATCCAAGAACTGCACATATTGGGTATGCTCTTAAAGCTATTAACGAGCATGTAGGACAAATCCCTACTTTTAGCTCAATGGTAAAAGGTCTAATTATCAAAGTCCCTTCAAACTATAACCAGCCTATTTTAGAAAGTGGAGAAATTGATTGGAGACAGGTAGAGGTTCCTGGTCTAGCTTCTCAAGGTTTTTATATAGGCACTCAAGGTTATAGATTACAAAAAAGCGGTAGCACAGCACTTAGTGATCCTAATCCTCAAATATATGTAGGAACGTGGGATGGTTCGTTTGTATACTCTTGGTCCCAGAATCCTGTCTGGATTATTTACGATATCTTAACAAATAAAACTTATGGATTAGGTATTGAAGAAGATAACATAGATAAGTATAAGTTTTATCAAGTAGCACAGTATTGTGACGCCTGTGATGAAATTACAGGTAAATTTCAAGGAGTAGATGGTTTAGCTGATGGCAGCTACCGTAATAAACCAAAAGGGTTTAATCCAGGTATCATTAGGACACTCTTAACAGGTTTACCTAATGGTACGCCTATCAAAGAGCGTAGATTTATTTGTGATATGCAAATTTCAGATGTGCAGCCGACAATGGATATTTTGAATACGATTGCTGCATCTTTTAGAGGAACTATAGTATATTCGTTTGGTAAACTCTCGCTCGCTGTAGATCAACCTAATCGATATCCTACGATGATTTTCAATGAAACTAATATCAAAGATACTTCATTTTCTATCAGTGGTGGTAGAGAAAGTGACATGATTACTGGAGTTGAAGTTAGTTATGTTGACCCTAGAAATCACTATAAAAGAGAAACTGTAAGAATTGATACTGACGATAAAAACGATGGTTCAGATCGTTCTACCATTGAAAATGTTATCAGTCTCGATCTGCAAGGAGTTACTAGAAGAAGTCAGGCGCTTAGATACGCCCAATATCATATCGCAGCTACAAAGTATCTCAGAAGAACTATTTCATTTACTACTAGCTTAGAAGCTTTAGCCCTAGCTCCTGGAGATGTTATATCTGTATCTCAGAACATGACAGGAGTAAATTACGGATTTGGAGGAAAAGTAGCTAATAATTCTGCTGTAGGCGCAGCTAATCCTAATGTAACTCTAGAACACTTTACTTTTCCTGCGTTGACAGATGCTGTATTTACTAACAATACTTATCCTGTAGCACTACGTATTATCAAACAAAAGAACGATAGAATGGATTTGTATATTGTAAGTAATAACGCTCCTGACTATCAATTTATTGGCACAGATAATGTATCAGTAGGTGCTGATTTAATCATGCTCACTGTCCGGGATAGATTTAACCCAATTACTGGAGCCTTAGTAAATATTGAAACCGATGGGTGGTTGGCTAATGATGCTCCTGAAAAAGGCGACTTGTGGAGCTTGGGAGAGTGGGTATCTCCTGGAGATTTAGGCACTAATAAAGCAGGTAAACTATTTACAGTGGCCGAAATTGAAAGAGAAACTGAAACAGAAGAAATATCTATCGTAGCAAAAGAATATGTTTCTAATGTGTATGTTGATTCGGATACTTTTATTGACTACACTCCTACTGCTTATACAGACATTGATAGTACCTTCTCGGCACCACCTCCACCAGTATTTTCTTTCAGAGCTTCCCCTCGTAGACTACAAGATGGTTCTGTAGTTGTAGATGGCATAATCGATAATAAAACAGAAAGAACTGGATATTCTCAAAATTTTTCAACTGAATACTTTTTAGCAACGCCAGCAGGCTCTACACCTGTAACTAATGCTCATCAAAGTGTGTTAAATATTGTAGTAGATAATTCAGCTGCCCTAACTGGAGAACTAGGACAAAGTATTCTGGTAGGTAAAAGTGGATATACAAGCACTATTGGAGAGGTTAGATTACTTTGTAATAATATTACTAGCGTCGATTCTGGGTCAAACCTAAAACTTACTGTTG